TGCCACGCGACCCGCGCGCCACGTATACCGAGGCGGCCGCTTGATGTTGATAGTCTGCCCAGGCGCATAACCGCGGGCCATGTTCGAAGTGAATTCACTTTCCCAAGAGCGGTTCACGCCCTTGGCAAAAGTGAGCATGTTCTCCAGGATCGCAAGGGATTCCTTAGCGACTACACTGGTAGTTGCGAATGAATTAGACACGGCAAGTACCCTTTAAAACGGGTTGATTCCTTACCGGGCCCAGTTCGGCCTTTGCTTGCGACGCCACTCCGTGTAATCCTGCATAGACATCTTCGCGGGATCAGGAGACGTAGAGGAGCCGCTGCCAATAGGCTTGATTGGGTCCGGTGCCTTGCTCACGCGCGGCGCCTTAGTCGTCGCCAGATCGGCTTCAATCCGCACCAGTGCGCGCACTTGCTGCACCGGGGATAGCTGACTGATACGACTTGCTTCCGCAGGGTTTTTAGCTAGGTGGTACGTGAGCAACGCACCGCTTTCACTTTCTAGGATCATTTGCCGCATCACTTGCGACAAAGGTGCTTCTACTAAGAACTCTTCAATCGTCGGGACAATGTCCGGCACCGTGGCCGCCAGTTCGTGAGCGGTCTTCTCAAACCGCTCCGCCTGTTCCCGAACGCTTGCTTGCTGCAAGTCTTGACTGCGCCTCGTTTCAAACTCGGCGAGCCGCTTTTCGAGCTTCTGTTCCGCCTTCCATTCCGCACGCGCTTCGATGTATTCCTCATACGTCTCGAATGCATCGCGCTGCGGTGCGGCGTCTGTCGGCTCCGCCTTCTGCACGGGTGCAGCGCGTTCTTCCGACATACGCTTGTAGAGTTCCGCTTCGGCCTCTTTCCTCGCGAGATACGCCGCATTGCGCTTGGACTTTCGCACAATGCGATCCACCTCCTCCTGCGAGTAGACCTTCGCCGGCTTCTCTTCCTTCTCTTCCTGCTCCGCTTCCTCTGCCTGTTCAGGCTCGGCCGCGGGTTGCTGCTCCATCAGTTCGGCGAGCGGATGCGGTTCTTCCGCAACCACGCCGCCTAAGCTGGTTTCTTCCATGGTCCTGCCTCCATCGACAGCGAGTCCGCATCTCGCGGGTCGCGTTTCGGGGATGCTCCGTCATCTCGACGGTGCTTGCGCCGTATAAACAGCCTTACTGCGTTAACTGTTCAACCCATATGCAACAAAGTCATCAAACAAAACACCAAGCGCAGATGACGCCTGCAATCCGGCCTTAGTTCCGCCAATATGCGTGCTTGATTGGACGGAATGAATCAGCATCCCGCGCCAATACACATCGATGTTTTGGCCGTCACATTCCACGCGCAACCATTGCGGCAGCGTTGCCGGCGATGGCAAAAACGAAATTGTCTGATTAACCACCACGCTGCCGCTTACAATGTTTTGAAACAGAACGCTAGTTAGCGCGTTCATCCCAACGCGCCAATAATTGTTTGCGTCCACAAACCTAAACATTAGCCAGCCTTGCCCGCTGGCCGGAAGCGCAGCCATGCGCACTTGAACGCACATATCACTGGCGCCCACTTCTACCCACGCCCGACAGTTGTTCGTGTTTAGATTGGTAGCGGAGCCCGAACCATCACGGTTGATCGTGTTTGCATCCACTTGTGTCCAAGGCGACGTGAGCGCTGCAGCACCACCCGTGAACGGGTCCGCGTGTGCAACAACAGACGGCCTATCTTGCGCGCTGACCGAGAACTGACTTTGCGCAATTGCAATAGCATCTGTCCGAAGCGTCTCTTTTCTGTTCATCTGCAGAGACTGCAACGCAATTCTCCAGTTAGGCGCCCCCTTGTTTGATATGTAACCAATGTAAGCCCAGGCTTTATTCTGCTCAACAATCAACGAGGATCGATAGTTTCGATTGCTCCTGTTTAGGCGACGAATGCTAAAGCTTGCTCCGTCCGTGTCGCTTTGCCACATCCACAACGACCCGCCGCCCGAATTGTTGTCTTGAACGATTGCAAGCACTCTTCCGCCTTCAAGACGATGCAAAGACGAATGCCACCACGTCAGGGAATCCGGGTGCGTTGGAGTAACCGTTGTCGGGACCACCGCGCTCCAACTTGTAATAAGATCGCCCGCCTTTGCCCATCGTTGAACCGGGAACCCGACCCCGTCCAGATTGTGCGTAATGATTACCCACTGCGTTCCGTTAAACCAAAAACTGGGACTGCCAAAATCTTGACTTGCTGTACTGCCAGTAAGCAAGACGGCAGGCGCGCTCCACGTTTTTCCATCGTTGGATCGCATACACATAAGTTGATTGGTAGAACTAGAAGTCAAGCGCCTGCGATACATTAGATACAAGTACCCATCCGTGTGCCAATACAAATGAACATCAGCGTTGTAGTCCGTCGGGCCAGTTGTTGGCTTGTCCACAATTGGATTTACAGCGCCGGGCGGGACAATCCACGAATCTAGATCATTGCTACAGAATACGCATGGATTTTCGCGGGCAGAATCCGAAGACGGATAAGGCGTGAGTGCAAGCCAGTATTTGTATCCGTTTAGTTTGTTCGGAATGACGACTGTGCTCGGATGCACGACCGATCGAGACTCATCCGTACCATCAAAGTACGGACTTGGAATATTCAGCAGATCAAACGGCATTCCCTCGAAGTAAATGTCGTTCATTGAGATAGGCCGCTGCAGCGCATCCTCTGCTCTTGGGCGCCATTTGTCATCGATGTCAGCCGCATACACGACCGCCGCGCCCAGGCTGTTAAGTCTTGTGATTTGTCCGTTTACTGAAAAGTAGACGTTAGGCCCTAGCAACAACATCGCATCGGGCCGCGTTGTAAACGTGTCCCCTTGTATTTCGTACACACCCGGCGTGTACAAAGACACCATTGCATTGGCGTTTAGTGCGGACTGAATAGCATTGCTATTTTGCGCGGCCCCACTTGCCGGATTTGCCCCTAACAGTTCCGCAGCAAGTGTTTTTGCTGGCGCCGATTCCACAGAAAACGGCGCATTCGGGATATAAGTGCTCCCGTTTGTCAAATTAGACGAAGCCGCCAATTGCGAGACAAGCGCCGCCTCTGTCGCTCGGTCCAGTTCTACGACGGCATTGGCGGGGAACCCGTTAAACGGGCGCAAAAGTCTGACGGTCATTGCATCGGTCCTTGTTCAAATCCGGTTCCCATCACGGGAGCGGGAACAAGCGCATCGGCGAGTTGACCGAGCGCCGCTTCGATTTGCTGGATGCGACCGCCCAAGTCTTGGAGCGGCTGCATTTGTGCCTTCATTTCCTCGACGACGACCTTCGTGGTCGCGTCTACGTCAATCTTGTACTTCTCCAGCCTGCGATCCTCGGCCTTCTGCGTCGCTTCGGCTTTCAGCATCTGGTTCTCGCGCTGCAGGACCTCGATGTATTGCGTCGCCTGCTCGATCTGCTGTACAACCTGCGGAGGCAGGTCCTCTTCTTCTTCGTCCTTCTCGCGCGTGAGTTCGGGCGGAATGGTTTTCTTGATCCGCTCGGCAATCTCCTCGGCGCCGGGCCAGTCCATTGCCTTGACGACCTTGTCGCCGGCAATGTCCATGAGCTTCGGCCAGGACTGCCCGAATTCCACCATGGCCTGGGCCGCTTCCTGCCGCATCGTCGAGTAGGCCGGGCCAGTCGTTACCGTAACGTCATACGTGCCGACGCGAACATCGTTCAGCACGTTTTCAATGGTCTGGATTTGTTGCGTGAACTCGTCGAGTTCGTGCTTCATCTCGACCTTGTTTACCGTCTCGAACTTTAGCGATTCGTCTTCGCCCATGATCCGCACGACACGCTGTGTGTCGTAAATCTTCGGAATCCACGAGACGATGACGCGCCCGGCATGCCGAATGGCGCGCGACAGGTTGTCCACGTAGTGATAGTTCGCGACATCGCCTTCCCGCTGTCTCGCAAGAATCGCGCGCCCGCTAGTCTCATTGCCACGCGCACCGAGCGACGCATCGAAAATGCCGGTTGTCGCCTTGATGTTGTCGTTAGCGTGCATCGCCATTGCGAGCATGCCGCTCGGAATGTCGGCCGGCTGTGAACGCTGCGGAGGCGGAACGAGGATGCCGTCAACCGTCGTGGGCTTGTACGTCAGATAAGCGAAGGACCGATTGTTAGCCTGCGACCACTGATCCTCGTAATCCTCTGCCTGCCCTTCGGCCATGATGAACGGCGTCTTCGGGCGCAGTGCAACCTCTTCCGTGGCCGACGTGAGCCAGTAGTTATAGGCCCTCTGCGGGTCCTTCGCGAACCGCACAACGCCGCTACGGATAACCTTGCCGTCTAGGTCAATCTCATCGCCGTAGACCGGGAAAACGGGGATGAAGCGGCCCGGGATCTCGCGCTCTTCGAGCACGTCGTAACCCGTGCACTTGCGCCACATAACCACGCGCTTATGCGTCGGACGTTCCTTGACGCAGAAAGCCGGGTCATAGTTCGGCATCTCGTCTTTGTAGCCCGTCGTACCGTCAGCCATCAGGCACAGCGTGGCCGGCTTCAGTTCGATCCGGTAGTACTCGGCCACGCGCACGGAATCGACGGACAGCCATTGCACGTTTGCATCGCCGGGACCAGTCGGCCAGTTCGCCGAGTCGGATGCGTTCGCCTTCGGGTATTCGCGCTTGAACTCGTCGCGCGGCACTTCTTCGCTGATGACACACCAGAGCATGTCGGAGCCGTCGGGCTCCAGATGCGGCCCGCAGTAGACCGTAAACGGGTTGCGAATCCTCTTGAACTTGATGTCCTGGTCAAAGGAAGTTTCGTCGCAGTATTCCGTGACGAGCCGGAAGTACCCGAAGCCGATCTGCACAGCGTTCGCCGTTGCGCTGTCATAGCAAAAATCGGCATTGCTGCTGTACTCGATATGCCGGATCAAGCCCTGGATGATCTGCGCAGTCTCAACGTCCGCGTTGTCATCGACGGGATGAATCTTTATCGACGGCTTGTTCTGCCGCTGATCGTTCGTGATCTGGTGGATAAACGCAGGCAGTTTGTTAATCGTGAGGCACGGCCGTGCTTCCAACTCCCGCGTGCGTCGCCACGCATCGGGCCACTGCTGCCCGGCCACGAAGCGCAAATCCTCCAAGGCTTCGGAACGAGTATCGGCATCGAAGTCCACCGCCCACTGCACGCGCTTGCGCAATTCGGCAAGGATTCCGTCCTTGTCGTATGCGAGCTTGCCGTCGTCCGCGTCGATGGTGTCGTCGTTCATTGCGGCACCCGAACCATCAGCACTTCCGGCTCGGCCTGAAAGCGCACGAAGCCATGACGCGCGTAGAACGCTTCGAGCTGGTCGCTCGTCATCTCGCCTTCGGACTTGACCTCCACGAGCAGCGCCACCGCATGCTGATCGGCTGCGCTCGTCAAGTAGTGCATCAGCGCCGTGCCCCAACCCTTGCGCCGCTCGGACTCCGGCACATGCACGCTAGTGACTTCGCGAAGACTGTCCGCCAGATCGGCACGCAGGCCGATGTCCGCGTGCCCGACGTAACAGGAGGCAGGGCCGAGAGTCAGGTTGCGCGGCGTCATGCCATCCACCCCATCGGCGCGATGTAGTTCTTGCCCACCGGGTTGCCGTACTCGTCGAGTTCCTTCGCCTTCTCGACCTTCGCGCCCTTCAACACGCCCGGGAACAGTTCGGTAAGGCCCCAGATGACCGCGTCAGCACGGTTCGGAGACTTGTCGCCGAGATAGCCCACGGTCGAGAACGCGCACAGTTCGTCCTCGAGTTCGGGAAAGTAGCCGACGTGGCGGACCTTGCCCTGCTCATACAGCGACGAGATAGGCTCGGCGCGCACGACCTTGCCGCGGGATGCCGTGACCTTCTTGAACGGCGTGCGCGGGCGCGCAGCCTGCACGACCATGCGCACCATGTCGCCGCCGTAGTTCGTCTCGCCCACGACTACGTCCGCGTCATGCCGCTCGAATGCGCTTGTGGATACCTTGCCCCAGGTTTCGGGACCGGCTTTCACGGTGCAGTCCTCAAGCACGTACGCATTGCCATCGGTGCCGAGCCCGACGACTGCAATCCCGATAGCATCGTTATCCGCGTTGTCTACGTCACCCGAGCCCGAGGGATCGACCGCCACGACGACACGCACCATGTCGGGCAGTTTGGCATCCAGAATCCGCCATTTGTCGATGACCTCATCGGAGAACAGCGCATTCGGCGTGGCGTCTGCGAACTCGCCACGCAGGAACCGCTTCTGCAGTCGCGGCGACAGCCCTTGCAGCGTCTCCAAATACCCAGCCGGCAGGTTCTGCGCGTTGTCCTGCGGATTGATCTGAAAGTAGTCGTAGTCTGCCGGCCGCTGCAGTGTCAGCTTGCTGTCCGGGTCGCGTTTCTCGACGAACAGCCGATAGGTCCAATGCGCTTTGCTAGGCGGGTTGCAGTCGTAATACATGCGCGGCTGCAGGGGAGCTTCGCGCCCGTCGAATCGCTGCGTGACAGACTGCGCTAGGCGCGTCACGGCTAGATCGCGCGAGGACTGCGGAATCTGCGAGCACTCGTTCAGGTAGATCGTGGCGAACTCTTTGCCGAGAATCTTCTCGGTGCGCTCTTTGTCATCCAGTCCGCCGAACCAGATTTCCGAGCCGTTCGGAAACGTCGCAATCCAGTCGGTGCGGTTGAGTTCATACCGCACAGCCGGGAACGCCAGTTCCATGACCTTCGGGAACGTCTCCTGCACAATGCTGGCTTTGCAGTGCGCGAAGGCGAAACGGAAGATGGCATGCCGAGACTTAGCCGCCTTGAGAGCCCGCATAACGACGTTACGCACGAGCAGGAACGTCTTGCCACTGCGAGAGCCGCCGAAGAGCATCAGATGCGTGGCAGGCCCTGTCAGGACCTCTTGCGCGCGTAGTTGCTTCTGAGTAAGGGCGAACGTCACAGCTTCTCGTCCTGCTGCGTGGCCTTCACCTCGATAGCGCCGCCGTCCTTGCCCGTCAGTTCGGTGCGCTGAAGCTTGGGCACGTGGTACTCGACTACGTCCATGAAGCAGTTAAACGCCGTCTTGGCGCCCTCTTCACGGGCAATCTCTTCAAGCCAGCCCTGCAACTTGTCGGCATTGCCATCGACGAAGCGAGCAATAGCCTCGCGAGCTAACGCAGTCGTCTTGTTCGGAGCGCCAGGCGGCCGCCCCATACGAGACTTTTTTTCGCTATTAAAGTCTTGCGACATCGTCACGACTTCGTAATGTCCAAAGCCGCCGCCTTCGTCCTGAACGCCTGTTCAGCCGAAACGACAGCCGGGCGCAGAGCATCGAGGTCGGCATTGAGCCGGTCTATCTGCGCTTCGAGCGCCCTGATTTGGGTAACGATATCTTCGGCCCGAGTGCGCACGGATTCGAGCGAATCCAGGGAACTGCGCACTTCGTCAAACGTAGCCATAGACGGACCTATCCCACGGGATAAAGTCCTTATACGGAATGCTGCGTCAAATGTGTTTTACATTTGCAGCATGAAGTTGTCGGAGCCGTTCGCCGACATGCCAGGACGGTTCAGTTCCCGGTTGCCGCAACTGCCCGATGCGTGCGCGAGTGCAGCCGCAGTGCCGTGCGATGCTGGCGCAGTTCCACACCATGCGCCCGTCGGGATGACGTAGGCGTAGGAGTTCAGTGATGAGGGTTGGCCAGTTCAAGCCGCCTCCCGTTTCGCTACCGGCAACGACTCCCGCACGATCATGGCAAACGTGAGCAAGTCCATCTCGACCCACGCGCCCCCATAGGAGTTCGTCATGCTGGCCATGCTGCTTAGGCATACGGAAACATCCTGCAGCAGCACCCTAACCCGCCACGGCTGGCGAGAGGCCCGGTAACACAGCGCCGGCATCCGTCCGTCATGATTGCCCTGCGCCTTCGCCTGCTCCCACCATTCCGACCTGAACCCGGTTTCGTGCCGCTTGCACTCAATCGCCCAGCCGGGGATTTCAATGCCATCTGCCCCGCCCTTGCGCGCCTGATCCACGTTTCGGCGAACCACGAAGCCGAGATGCTCAGACAGCAAGTTGAACAGTTCCCGCTCCGCTGCTGCGCCTTTGTTGCGTTGCATGGCACCCATCACAATTCCCCCTTCAGCCACCGATTCAACTGCGCGTCATCAACCCGCGCCGAAGACCTCGCAGCCCGTGCAGCCGCAGCGACCTTGCGCTTGTGCCTGGCAATCCGCTCCCTCGACCTTGCCCACAGCAGCGCAGCCACGCAGCCCACTACCAGCCCGGTCCAGAGGCCGAACACGAAGCCCCACTCGGTTGCGCTCATACCGTCACCTCGCGTTCAGTCTCGACGCTCTCGGGCAGTGCGGGCGGGTCAATGCGGATAAGGCGGGAAAGTTGCGGCCCGAACCCGCCTCCCTCAACGTCCGCAATCGTGTCGCTAAAGCGTTTGCCGCAGCCCCAACACTGCCCGTTGACCAAATGAATAACTGACACGACGCGAAACGCAAAACCGATCTTGTTTATCGATCCACAGCACGGCGTCGGCCGCACCACCATCACCAAGTCACCCGCCTTGATATCGCTCATTTCCCGCCCTCCTTCTCCCTTAGCTGCTCCAGCTTCCGCTTAAGCGACAAATCCATCTCGAGCAGCGTGCGTTGCACAGCCTCGTCCTGCTCTCTTTTCACCCGCTCGATCTCGCGCAGGTAGTCCTGGGAATACGGCTCTCGCTTGTTCATATCGCCGCCTCGTCATGAGCGAGCCGATGTTTGCGCGTCTGCAGCACTCGAAACTGCGGCAGAGGCGGCGTGAGCAGTTCGATGAGCGCGACAGGCTGGCCCACGAGTTTCCGCTGCCCCTGACTCGGCAAGTCGGCCAGCGTTGTCCCGGGCCGCGCGTACAGGTTCGCAGGCCCGAACTTGGACCATTCTTTGCCGACGACTTCGAGGTGCCCGCTTTCCACCAGCCGCGTGCAGGCCCCTTTGACGGCGCTCGGCGTGCGATCCCCAAGCCGTGTGTGCAGCGTTGCTGCCGTCACGGCCTCTCCCGCCTTGAGCACCCGCAGAATCGACAGGCGGCTTTTGTTCTTCGCAATCTCGGAACGTTTGCGCGTTGACTTCATCGTTTCATCCTCCTCGCCTTCCTCGGCGGTTCGTCAGCAATAACCGGGACGACGGACACGCATCCCGGATTCGATTCGGCGCCATCGACGTAAAGGGCCGCGCCAGGCCCCAGGAGCGGCGCAGGGACGCGCAGGCTACCCTCCATGCTCCCGGTTGGTTTAAACGTCACCATGCCCGCCACAACGCGGACGCGGGCCATCCGCGATCCGGTCGGGGAGATGATTTCGATTTCTACGGCGTCGCTCATTCGTCGTCCCCGTACTCGGCCGGATAGCCCGGGATGTCGGCATCGACGTATCGCCCCGTCACGGAGTCGTAACGCAGGGAAGCCATGCCGATTCGGCCCAAGTGGCGGAACTTGACCTTCTGCACGTAGACGCGCGTCTCGGACGGTCGGCCGTCCTGCGCGGCTTTGGTATCGCGCCAGACGGTTATGCAGTTGTCCGGCTTGTTGAAGAAGTGCGCAGAGCCGGCGATGTCGTAGGGCGTCGGCACGGGCCGCTCGCCGGTTTGCCGGTCTGCCTGCAGTTTCGCGGGATGCGCGACGATGAAGAGATGCGCCCCGGTTCTGCGGGTGAGCGTGACCGCCATCGAGAGGCATTCGGAGATGTATTCCGTCTCGCTCATGTGCTGCGGCCGGCGATGCTCCAGACGGTTCCACGGATCGAAGATGACGCCCGGCTGCGTGTTGCCGTCGGCGCACCGCATGGCGAAGTCACGGGCGACGGTTATCAGGTCGATAAAGTCGTCGTCGTCCTCGAACTCCGCAAACTCGACGCGGGCGCCGATGCCCTCGGCGTGGTTCATCTCGTGATCGATCTGCGCCTTCGACATGCGACGACCGACGCCCTCGCGGAACCGATGGCCCAAGCGCCGCTCCAGCATCTCGGCAAGGTGCAGTTGGGTTGGTTCGTACTCGGGCGAGCAGAAAAGAAACCGCCACGGCTTTTCGTGGCGCATGGTCAGCAGGTTGACCGCGACGGCATCAACCCAGGACGATTTCCCATGGCCCGGGATGCCGGTGACCACCGTCACCTGGGCGGGAGCGATGGTCCAAAGACGGTCGATGCAATCCCACCCGGTCGAGGCGCCGGCCGACAGTCCGCGGGCGTACAGGTCGAGGAGCGGCTTCGTGAACCACGCGGCTTTTTGGACCTTCATGCGCGTCGCTCCAGGCGTCGGCGCGCGGCGGATTCGGCGCGGAATTTTTCGGCAGATCGGCGCAGGATTCGCGCCCAGTTCTTCGAGTTTTTCAGCGAGCCGACCGACCCGATGATGGCGCGGCAAACCTCGGCAAAGTCCGCATCTCCGAGGGCTGCGCGCACCTCGTCGAAGTCGTCCTCGGGATGCGTCAGCACGTACTCGACAGCCCGCCGCAGAGGCGGAATCGACATGTCCGCAGGGTCAACGTCGAGGGCTTGCAGGGCTTCGGCAGAGTGCATGCCGATGGTGACGATGTGCCCTTGCGCCATGGTCCACAGGTCGAATTTCTCGGCGGAGTGGGTCATACGAAAGCCCCCGAATCCGGGCGCGGCGGCACTCTCGGCGGTGCCTTTTCGTTGCGCACCCAGTTGCGCCAAGTCGCTGACCAATCAAGCTTTGTTGCGTCCGCGCCGGCCTTTGCGGTCCAGTAGTCGCGGAAGCGTTCGATGGTCTCCGGGATGTCCAGGTCCGGACGTTTCGCCCTAGCCCAAGCCGCGTCGATTTCGGACGGAACCCAACCAGGGTCTAGGCGTGCCCCACGGGCGCGCGCGGTCTCACCTCTTGAGGTTATCTCTCTCTCTCTGGTTACTGGTGTCTGGGTAGCCGTAACATCACGCGTGATGGGGTGTGACTCGTCACGTGACGCTGATGTGTGACCGTCACGTGATGTCACGCGTGACAGCATGTCTCTCAACTCGGACATGGAGGCGTCAAACGGGGGCGTCACGCCGTGACTGCGAAGTTCGGAGAACAGTTCTTTGCGACGCTCGCGAGCAGCGCGCTGGCGCTCGCGCTCGTTGTGCCGCCTTGCCTCACGGTCGGGCTCGGATTCCAAGAACTTGGCGATCTCCTCGTCGGCCCGCTTCTGGTGGTATCCGTCGTCCTGCAGATTGAAGAACTCGCGCAGCACGTAGGCAACGGCATCGCGCTCGGCCTTTGATACGGCGCGGGCCAACTTGCAACACTCGCGCAGGTCCGTTGGCAGCGCTTTCTCTCGAACGTAGTACGCATCCAACAGACGACGATAGGCCGCGTCTTCCATCATTGAGAGATGCGCCGTATCTCGCATGTAGTCGCCGAGATGATGTTCGTAATAGTTCACGCGATCCCCTTTGCCCGTTCCTGCTTCATGACTTCCTGCGGCGTCCTACGCTTATGCAACGCCCTCACCGCCTCCATCGCAATCCGCGCTGTATCCAGATCGCCGTATTGCCCGCAGACGGCCTGAAGCACCGTCAATTCGTGGATAGCGGTTTCTAGTTGCTGGTCGCGGGTCACTCGATATCCTCCTCCGGCACATCCTCGACCGAGCGCACCATCCGCCCGGCAATGTTGTTGCCGAGTACAAGCCAGTCCACGTATTCGGGCGGATAGCACCTGTGTGCCTTCGGCGTCGCCTTCAGTTCCAGCAGATCAAGAAGTGCCGCAATCCGGTCTATCTCGCCGTCCGACTTCCAGCGGGAGACCATCGTTTCGGACACGCCGAGCGCCGTTGCCACGTTGGCTTGCCCGACTGACGCAAGCCCGCGCAAGAGAGCGGATTTCGTCTTGCGGGCGGTATCGCTGGCTGCGACGTAGGATGCGGACATGACTAAGCAGCCCTCTCTAACGCCGTACCGCCCCACTGCTGTGCCATCGCCTGAGCGATGCCTGCATAGGTGCGGCTGCGTTCCTTCCACCGATCCACGCCAGGCGACATGCGATGAATCCGCGCTTCTCTACCGCTGACAATGTCAGTCGGCTGCAACGGGGGAAGCCCCTTCAGCCACAGGCACGTGGCCTTCGTCTCACCGTGCCCAAATTGCCACGGCTGAATGATTTGATCCGGCTTGCGAATGGCCGTGCTGATCTTGCTAACTGGGTTCTCAATGCAGATACGGGGAATGGGCGCAGCCATGAGTGCGCGCACGAACTCCAGTGCTTCGGCCTGCTCCCGTTGCTTGTCCTTCCACCAGCGAGCGCCGGAGACGGCCAAGTGTGTGCAGGGCGGGTGCGCAATCATCAAGTCCCATCCCCATTGCGCAGCCGTCGCGGCATCCTCGCGAATGTGATTCGTCTGCCAGTCCTCTGCCGGCAGCAGATCGCACGACCAGGCGTCGTGACCCATTGCCCGGAACGCGCGCCGCACAGTGCCGGAGAACTCACAGGCCACAAGCACGCGCATGTCACGCTCCCCGCAAAAAAGAGCCCCGCCCATCTCTGGGCGAGGCGCAACCGCCACGGATGGCGGACGAGGGAGACGAGCACAACAAAAGGGCCGGTTGTGCGATACCGGGAAACGGTGCGCGCCCTGCCGGTGACGCGCCTTGGAACGCAGAGCAGTCACGCACTGCCGGGGATTGGTGAGAATGCCGCGGGCGCATACGCCCCGCAGCCCACACAGACGCGCTCTCCCGGCTTACGCGGCCCATGTGGAGGGTGTTCATTGAGCCCTCGGCTTACCGCGCCACAGACCGCCGACGATGCGCAAGCCCTTGTGCTGCATCTCGTCGTCCGTCATGCAGCGCCGATCCTTGCCAAAGTCACCCGTGCGGTGCTTGTCAAAGACGGAAGTGCGGGAGAAGTAACGTCCGCAGGCTGCGCATTGGCAGCGGTTGCCGGTGAGAGTCATGCAGCCTCCGACTGCTCACACAGGAACTCAGGCCACACGGCCAAGACCTTGCGCATCGTCTTGATGCCCGGGTCCTTGGTCTCTTCGCTAGCAATCTTGCGCAACGTGTGGAACGACACGCCGCTGCGCTCCGACAAGTCGTGCAACGCAGGAGCGTCTTTCTTATGAGCCTTCAGCCAGGCGAGGCATGCGTCGATATCCATGCCGGTCTTTTTACCGGATGTGGTAATTCCTGTCAACCACACCCGGTAAATGACTGGTTTTATTCTTCAGGCATGAAGAAAAGCGACTCTCACGACCCGGCAGACGTGCTGCATGCCAACGTTGAAGCGTTGCTAGCGCATCACACAGGGAGAAAGCCTGACGGCTCCGTGGTCTGGCATCGTCTCGTCTCGCAATACCATATTGCGAACGGCACGGCGCAACGAATCAAGGAATCGAACACCTCTATCGGCATCGACATGGTGGCCAAGGTGGCAAACGCATTCGGCTTAGAAGCGTGGCAACTGCTTGTCCCGGGGCTAGACCCTACTAATCTCCCGGTTTTTGCCATGACGGAGATTGAGCGCCGTTTGTATGCCAATCTTCGGTCGGCCGTGGATCAGATAAACGCAACGAATTGATGCGGTATTCCCTCTTGTGTCTGGCAGTGCTAGCCGGTTGCGCCAGTTCTGGCGACGCCAAGTATGAGCAGTTCCGCTCGAACGTCCTCAACGCCCCGCTCCCGCAGTCCGACGATGCCCGCCGCGCAGAGTGCGCCAACATCCGGGCCGAAATGGCCCGTGTGCGCGGCTGGGTAGCTGCTGGCGCGACGCAGCCCGGCATGTGGGGCGCCATCTACTACGCCGAAGGCCAAAAGACTCTAGCCGTGTGGGAGCAACGCGCGGCGGATATCCAGTGCTCGGCATCATTCAGTAATACCACCACCAAAGACCCTCTTACTCAGTGCATGGACATTTGCGAGAACCGCGCTCGCAAGCCTGCCGCTGAGTGCTTCCAGACCTGCACCCAAAAGTAGCGTCTGCCGCCCGGGAATCCTTCCCGTCAAAAAAATTTCATCCTGACTTACCGAATCCGGTTGACACGAATTACCGTTTCCGGTAACTTGTCATCCATGCCGCACCCAACGCGGCGACAACCGAGGGAGTTCTCAAATGTCTGCAGCACAAATCGCCCGCCGTGATTTCTCCGCCAAGACTCTGCGCGCACTTGCGAAGCGCGGCATTGAAGTGATCGGTGTGCAAGCGTTGCCGGGCGCAGGCGAAATGCCTTGGGCCAATCCGGACCGCGGTTACGTGGTGAGCGACAACGGCTGCGGCCGCGTGTGGACCTTCACGCAAGTTATGCAGGAGTCCGCGCAATGACCGCCTTCACCCGCGCCGAGCACGCCTACCTCGACCACGCCCAAACCCGCATTGACCGCGCCTATGAGCGTGGCGAGCGGTTCGGCGACATCCTCGAAGAACTGCTGAACGATCCCGAGCAAGTCGAGGAGGCGCTGCTCGAGACTCCACGCGCCACGGAAATGGTCATCGCGATCCTGCAGTGCATCCCGTCCATCACGGACTCCCGCAGTGCCAACGTGGATGCACTGATTACGTTCTGCCGCGGACTGGAAGCCGCACTCGTTGAGCCGCTGATGGTTGTGGCGCAGAAGCGACTGGATCGGGAGGACATGTGAACACCTTCACCCAATACGACTTCCGCACTTCGTTTTGCCAGTGCGCCGAGGACAACCGCAGCCTGCACGCCTGGATGATGAACATCTACACCCGAGGCAGCCTGGATGCGCCCGAGTTCCTGCCGGCCGGCAGTCACGTATGCAACCACGACGGGGAGCCCTATAGCCGCTTCGTCGATAGGAGGGATTACGCATGACCCCCATCCCCCCGCCCCGCTTCTGGCCGTTTCGCCAGTCTGTACGCAACGGCGTGCTAGTGACGAACAAGCCGCCGAAGTTTGATCCGAATCAGTGTGAGAGGAACTTGCTATGAACGCCCTGCGCTGGCTACTCCACCTCGCCCGCTGCCACTACTACCGCTGGCAGGCCCGTGACGCGCTCGAATCGATTGAGTGCGCTCACTACTACGCCCGCCGCAACCGTGAGCGCCTGGCGCGTGCTACGGCCCGGGAACTCGAGGAGCAACACGCATGGGATCGGTGGCGCAAGCAGATGCGGGAGGCGACGGAATGAGCGGATTTACTAAGGGGCCGTGGACCACTGGAAACGTAGACAAGCTTTTAGTCGGCATAAAACGGCTTAATGGAACAGAGCCGATATGTTTTGTGTACGGCCCAAGCGATCACGATACATCCGAAGTCCGCAAGCGTGCGCTTGCCGATGCCATGTTGATAGCCGCTGCGCCTGATCTGTACGAAGCGTTGCGCGTTCTGCTTGATGCAGTCTTGGGCAACCACGTAACTGTCGGCGACTGCAACGAAGCCCGCGCCGCACTCGCCAAGGCAGATGGCACATGCGCCGACTGATGCTCGCCGAACGCTGGCGCTCCGAGAATTCGTACTACTTTGGCTTGCACTGGCGTGCGGCTGTTGCAGTCGGTGCGCTGTATCTCATAGCGAGGATGCTTTGATTACCGTCACCGAATCGCAGCGCGACGCGCAGTGGCTACAAGCCAGAGTCGGCATGCTGACCGCCTCGCGCGCTAGGGACATGCTCGCCGTTCGCAAGGATGGCAAGCCGTCCGAGGCCCGCTCGGGCTATGCGCTGGAGCTTGTCACGGAACGCTTGACCGGCCGCGCAACTGACCGCTTTACAACCGCCGCGATGCAGTGGGGCACGGAGCAGGAATACAGCGCCCGGAACACCTACGCGAACGTGCGCCGCGTGCATGTCGATGAAGTCGGGTTCGTGGCCCACGACACGCTCGCCGCAGGCTGCAGCCCGGACGGACTCATAGACTGGGATGGACTCATCGAGATCAAGTGTCCATGGTCTAGCGCCGTGCATGTAGAAACGTGGCTGCACGGCATGCCGTCTGAGCATATGCCGCAGGTGCAGTTTCAGCTATGGATCACGGGCCGCGACTGGTGCGACTTCGTGAGTTACGACCCACGCATGCCGGAGACGCTGCGCCTGTACGTTGAGCGCATCGCCAAGGATGCCGAGTTTATCGAACGCATCGACCGCGAGGCGCGGACATTCCTTGCCGAAGTCGATGCAATGACCGTATCACTACAAAAGAGGGCCGCACAGTGAGCAACATCATCCCAGTTTCGGACATTCAATCCATGTCCCTTGCCATCGCCAAATCCGGTTTGTTCGGCGCCAAGACTCCCGAACAAGCCATGGCGCTGATGCTCGTCGCCCAGGCCGAGGGCTTGCACCCGGCGAGCGCCGCGCGTGATTACGACATTATCCAAGGCCGCGCGTGCAAGAAGTCGGAGGCCATGCTGCGCGACTTCCTCGCCAGTGGCGGTTCCGTGAAATGGCACGCACTGAGCGACACGGAAGCCGCGGCGACGTTCTCGCACCCGCAGGGAGGCGCCGTCCGCATTGACTGGGACTTGAAGCGTGCCGCGACTGCCGGCCTGGGCGGGAAAGACATGTGGAAGAAGTACCCGCGCAACATGCTGCGCGCCCGCTGCGTCTCCGAGGGCGTGCGCACCGTCTGCCCGATGGCGACGGGTGGCATGTACACGCCAGAGGAGCGGCAGGACATGGGGCAGGAAGCGCCGCCCGTGGTCGAGGTGAAGGACATGGGCGAGGCAGTCGTCGTGCCGTCGCTGGATGAAGTTGTCGCAGCTATCCGCGCGTGCAAGTCGCTGGATGCCCTCGAACTGCTGCGCCCGGAGATCCGCAAGCTGGAGGGAGACGACAAGAAAGTCGCGCTTGCCGAAGCGAAGGCGCAGGCCGATGCAATCAGGGCCGCGGCAGAAGAGCCGCAAGACGCGCCTGCAGAGGCGTGACGATCAACGGACGGGCGGCGTGGAAGGACACGCGAAATGCGAGCGGCACCCATACCGGGAAACCGGGTACAGCGTGACGGACACGGCTCAGGCTCTGAACAAGCTCGCGCACTCTCCGATAGCCGGTATCAAGCCCGGCCCCGTCCACCCAACAGGAGCAGACATGCTCACCGATTCAGAATTCCTAGACGACCGCGACATACCTCGCGACTGCGAGCACGGCACGCTGGCCAAGCAGTGCGAACTGTGCGAGTGCAAGAAAGAGCTTGCCGCCGTTAATGCACGGCTTGAACGTGCCATGAAGGTTGTTGAAGCCGCGGAGGCAGCAATGTGCATAGAGTTTCCGAAACCACTGCGCGATGCGATGCAACGATGGTGGGATGAGGAGGCCGGACGATGAGCGAAGATACCTTTGTTTTACCGGACGGCAGTGCGTTTTCTGTTGGGTCGCTGCCTTTGCCGCAAAATCACTGGCTGTTCGCGCCGCATGGTGAGTGGGACAACGAGCGAGACGAGTACGCCGAGTGCCCGCGCCCGATTCTGACTCACGCTCTACGCGAGCAGATAGTCGCAGCCGCGCGCTACGCGATTCGAGGCGCAACGATGCGCGGTGAGCTTACAGACTTTGATCCGGATGCCCTAGTGCAGATGATGGTGTATGCACTATGCGGGCCGTATGGAACTGCCACGGGAGCCGGACGATGAGCCTAGAGGAAGCTGCACGGTCGCTGTTGAACGATCACGACAGCAACGTCGCTGATCTTGAATCGATAGGGAGGCGCGTAACTCGATGGCCCGAGATGGAAGCCCTCCGCGCCGCGCTGGCCGTGGCGGACACGCCTACCCCCAACCCGTGGAAAGACGAAGTGATCGAGAAACTTGTCATCTCGCACATCTACAAGGCGGAGCACGAGAACGACCCTGCCAAAGCTTTGCACGATCTGCTTTCGTGGGAAGTGGCTATCGCCCTAGATCCGCAAGTTTCGTCCGACGCCCAAGCCCTGATCGACCGCGGCAGGAATGAGGCGCAGGAAGATGCGGAGCCGGTGGCGTGGGCCATTAGTTATGACGGCAAAACTCCGTATTCACTCTATGAGTATGGCGACTGCGCCTTGCTTGATCTTGAAGTGAAAAGGATTGGCGGCACCGCGTGCAAGATGCCCCTCTACCTCCACCCGCCCCGCCGCGAGTCCGAATCGGAGCCGGTGGCGTGGCATATCTGCGACAACATTGGGGCACTAGTCACAGCCGACAGAAAAGAGGCGAGTGCGGCTCGTGAGTGTGGACACACAGTGAGGCAGTTAGTGTTTAGAGAGCCCCGCCGCGAGTCGGCAGAGTCGGCAGAGTTGAGCGATGACACTCTGGTCTCACTTTGGAACGCAGCAAAAGCGTCAACGCTGGTAAACACATGGCACAACGACCAGCACAAGATCGCGGAACTACGCGCCGTCCTGCGCGCGGCAGGGGGGGAAGAATGAGCGACGAAGAAACCGTTACCAGCCTGTGCGGCATTCACGTTGGCATGCTGACCCGAGAAGAAAAGGAAGCATTCGAGAACTGCTGCAAGTCTGGCTTTGCGTTCCGAGAGTACAAGTCCGACTGCGCTTACCTTATGGGCATTGCTTCGGTCGGAGTAAGAGCGGCAGGGGAGGGGAAGGGATGAGCGAGATGCGCTATCAATGTACTCCGGCGAGCGAACCGCCTAGCGGAGAGGGGAAATGAAAGACTGCACGCACTGCAAACATGCAGCATGGCTGCGCACGAAGTCGGGCGCGCTTCATCCGAGCGGCGACGGAAAGTGTATGTGGGACTGGAAGCCGCCGAAATTGCCGGCGTCGATGATGTTCATTAACAAGCCACAGCCTAGCGGCGGGTTTATCAATCGGCGCCAGGAACTCCCGACCGACTGCGTTTACTTTGCGCGCGTGGAGCGGGAGAAATGACCTACTCCCTCCGCGTCACCGCCTGGGCATACGGCCCATCAAGCGAGCCGCTTTATTCCGAGATGCAGACTGTCATTGAGATTGTCACCGAGGCTGCGGGCGAGTTCGTCGAAGTCTCTCAGCACGGGCATACCGACCTCGGGAAGATTCAGATCAGCCCGGACGAATGGCCAGGGCTTAGGGATGCTATCGAGCACGCGGTGGCGCTGTGTAGGGGGGAAGAGTGACCCTTCCGCCCTGCCTCCTGCCTGACGAGTTGCAGGCACTGACCGGGCGCAAGCGACCGTCCGCACAGGCGCGCGTCTTGACCGCGCTCGGAGTCCGCTACACTGTCCGACCGGATGGAACGATTGTCGTCTATCGAGCAGATTGCCATGCCGAAACGAGACTTGCCGAAGTGCATGCACCTGAAGCACGGCGCGTATTACCTCGTGCGCAAAAACAAGTGGGAGTATCTGAGTCCAGACCGAGCAGAAGCCTACCGCCTGTACGCACAGAAGATGCGCCCGGCAGCGAACGCACTGGAGCAGCTAGTGCGCGACGCAATCGCCGCGCGCCCGCGCTTGCGCTCGTCGACACGGAAACAGTATGAGACTGCCGCCCGGCACATCGTGCACGGCCTGCAAATGTTCGAGCCGCACGAGATCCTGCCGCGGCACGTAGCCGAGTTCCGGCAGACGCTGGCCGACGTGCCGAACATGGCAAATCGCTGCTTGTCTGTCCTGCGGCTGGTCATGGACTACGCACTCGAGCGGCAGATGATCGACGCTAACCCCGTCATCGGCCTGCCCCGCTTTCGCGAGACGAAGCGCCCGCGGCTACTGAGCCCGCAGGAGTATCGCGCTATCTACGCCCACGCAGCGCCCCGCCTCCAGTGCATCATGGACCTGTGCTACCTGACTGGGCAGAGAATCACGGACGTGCTATCCATCCGCCGCTCGCAGTTGCGGGACGGTGGCATCGAGTTCGTGCAGCAGAAAACGGGCGCCAGGCTGCTTGTGCGCTCGCCTGGGCTTGCCGAAGTGATCGAACGGGCGAAGGCCCTGCACGGTGCCGTAGCGCCGCTTACGCTGTTCCGTAGCCGCTTCGGTGGCGCTCCGCACTATCGGACGATCCGTGACCAGTGGGAAGCCGCTTGCGCTGCCGCTGGCGTGGAGGATGCCCATCTGCACGACCTGCGAGCGATGAGCCTCACGCATGCCAAGGCACAGGGCTTGAACGCCACGGCACTGGCCGGGCATACGTCCGAGGCAATGACAGCCCGATACCTGCGGAGCAAGGAGGTTCCGGAAGTGTCCGGGCCGGACTTGTCTAAGATTGCTTCTCGCCGATCTTAGACACTAGACGCGAGCGCCCTTCACATCAACGGGTTACAGCACACACCTTTGATGCAGCATCATGAGTTGTTTGCGCCGCAATCGATTGATGCGACAAGGCAATTCAGGGAATTGCGTCTAAGACGTTTCGGCTGTTTTGAAGTGGAACGAGCGGATAGGCAGAATTGCCGATAGACGCTACCGCATCCCCGCGCACTGCCTCAACGGAGGAATGATGGCAAACAATCGGCTTTATCTCAAAGACACTGAAAGCGGCGAACAGATTTTAGTCGCTAAATCATTTGGAGACGGCTGGACGTGGCGCGCGTCGGAGAATGAGTTGATTCAATGGCTACGCGAGCGCGATATGGGTGCGTCGTATGGAAATACAGACGACAAGCCGACCAGGCTGAAGCTGGAAACGGAAAATGAGCAATGGTCTACCGAAGCGCCGCGCACTGCCTCAGTTCCGCCTGACAAGGAGCCATGATGGATATCTATGCCTTCCCGCTTTCGCCTGCCGACATCCTGCGCGTTGAGAGCATCGACGAGAAGATAGACCGACTGGCGAACGAAGCCTTGCAAGAAATACGGCAGATGGCAGACGCTGCTCGGCGAGAGTTTGCGCCGGTAAAAGGACAGATGCACTACCCGACCGCAGAGCAGGCGGTTATTAACGTCATGAACGCAATGCGAAACGGCCACCGGCTACCGAATACCGGCACACTGTCGCAACTCGGCCTGACACAGCGCCAAGGTCTGCTCAATTCTTTCCGCGGTTTCTAACGCTCCGACGACGGCCGGGAGTAAGTCTCGATCACCCGCTCCGCTAGAGGCTTCCAGCCCGTGCCCTGGATCGGCGCTAGGGCTTCCGAGCTCGGGACAAACCGCGGGCACTCGGCTACGGCTTTCGGAGCGGAGGCGCACCCAGGCAGACTCAGAAGCATCGCGAGTACGGCGCCAGTTATCCACGTATGCCTGTTGCGCACTTGCCACCTCCGTTTCTAGTTGCCGATACCGCGCGTCCGTAGCAGTTGCCACAGCCTGCACGGCTGCTAGTTCGCGGAGCGGCCCTTCTCTGCCCTTGCTGTAGCCGTGCCACCAGAGCGCAGCGGCAAGGGTTACCGCCGCGCCGATGCGCCACAATGCGGCGTTAGTTGGTAGAATCACGGCGTGACGGCAGCACGGAATGCACCCGTGCCCCTAAAAAGCTAAGCAGCCAAGGGGTTTCCGGTTCCGAGAGCATGGCCTCCATACTATTGGCACGTATGGGGGTGCGACGGCTTGCCACCGTTGGAAAGGAAAGCCGGAGTAGCGCCCGGCCCGTCACCCTTCCACCTTCGGCGCCTTGACCTTCTGAGTCGTGTTGCCGGCGATGTACGCGCCCACGGTGCCCACGACCACCAGTGCATACGTGCTGCCTGCCGCGTCGAGCTTGCCCGTGTATTGCAGCAGGGACGTAACCGCCCCGCATCCGAGCGTGAGCAGAAACCGCCGACCGCCGCAGGTTTCGAGATTCATCGCACCCGCCTCCCAAGCACTAACCTGCATTTCCTGAGCGCCGCAACTCGCTCCGTCATGCCAATCGTTCCGCCGTTGACCGCCCGCGTCGCGCCGTCGAAGTCGTTAGCGTCCGCCAACGCATTGCAGCCCGCCTGCGCCCAATACCAGCCGGCAGACAAGGCAGCTAGTTCCGGGTCGAGCAGCATGTCGGGCCGTTCCTCAAGCGGCTGCGCTAGGCCGATCCCACAGCGCCCGTACATGCTGCGCCCCGTGATCTGTATCAGACCTCTTCCCCTGTACCGCCAGGCATCCCCGCTACCCTCCGGGCCGTTACCCATCCTGCCGCCGTAGACACGCTCCGCAAGCCGCTCCGGGTTACGGGCAAACGGTGCTGCTGATGCGATGCTAGGGAATCGTCTCGGCCACACTTGGCAAAGCCGCTCGGCGGTGTAGTTGAGCGATTCCTCGAGGCGCGTGAAGTCGAAAGACTCGTGAAGCAGCGTCGCTGTCCACATGCACATCCGATGCTCGCTGTCGTTGACTTCGTATATCGGCATCGTCTGCGCAAGCATCTTTGCCCAATACTCATCATCCGTGCACCGTGGCGCGATGATGGCAATCTCGCGGGCGTCCCAGGGGCGGATCATTCGCGTTTAATGTTCCGGCTAACTTCGCGTTCAAGCAGTTCAGCGGATGCCTTGTCGCCGGCTTCCTTGAAAAAGTCTGCGACTCGGTCATCCCCGCTTCCGATGAGTTCGTCAAAACTCATATTCTTTGCAGCTAAACCGTTTTCCATTGCAGTCGGATCAACGTACTTCACCGGCACATCGATCCCCGCTTTTCTGGCCGCTGCAATTCTGTGAGACCCGTTCAGCGCCCAAACGCCGCCGCTCCCATCTTCCCAAACCAGCAAAGGATCGCCCTTCCATCCTTCGGCGCTCATGCTTTTCGTAATGCGCTCAAACTTGTTCTTATCCTGCACGCTGTGAATTTCAACAATACGACGCGGGTCCAGCGTTTCGTCTGCATTCATGGCGTTCCCCTTCGGAATGATGTTTGTTTTACCGCCAATCGCGGCGACGTAATCATCCAACATTCCGGGGGCTTTTTGTTGTGCCGTCCTCAGCAAAGACGCCAGCGTCTGCGGTGCAACCTTCATCATGGCGGGGGGGGACATGAGCGCACCCGCAAGACGGCCGGCGTATTCGCTCTTGCTGCCCGTCATCTGCGGTTGATTCGGCAGCCGGTTGTATATCCAGTCGCTAGAGCCGACCGCCCGCGCGTTGTCGATCAGTTCCGGAGGCTGGTCGATCAATCCGGCTTTGTGCGCTGCAAAGCCGCCGCCTGCAATCAGCAAATTAACAAGAGTGTTTGCCATGTCCACAGGAGCGCCGAGCATCCCGGACACTGCCTCTCGGTTGTACCCGCGCACCAGATCACGCAGCATCTGCGTGCCCTTGGGTTTCTGCTGCGGTACAACCAAGTCCATCAGCGTAGCCATTTACGCTTCCTCCTTCTGCGCCATCATCTGCAGCGTCTCGACCGTTGCCGGCACGGCAAGCAAGCGCACAAAGTTTCGGATCACATGGGGCGCCCTGTCGCCGTATCGCTCGCACAGCGCGTCTATCACGTCATACACTTCGATGCAGTCGCACAAACCGCACGCATCGTCGTACCCGATCCGCAGATCGTTCCAAGCATGCACAAGCGGCTCCCCGTTGCTGTCCGCATCCCTGGCAATCTCGGCAAGTGCTTTGCGAACTCGCTCGCTTACCATCGATCAATCCACCAGAGCATCACTAGCGCAACCGCTATCGGAACGATTAGCGATAGCGCCAGGGTCATCATCTGCGATGCCGTAGAACGTCAACGAACGATTCCCACGAGGACCAGACGACGAACGACAGCATGCCGAACAAGCCCCATTTGATGACCGCCGTCGTGATGCTGCGTCGCCGTTCCTGCCACACTTTCTCTTCTTCAATCGCTCGCGATAGATACGGCTCGAACTTCGTCTTGAACTCCTCCACGCCGCGACTCATACACGCCACGTCGCGGATAAGTGCGCGCTTCTCTTTCGCCAACTGCTCGACCTCACTGCGGAGCTTGTGCAGTTCATCCGTGTTTTGGCTAATCGTCTTGATTAGTTCAAGGATGAGCGGCTGCGTGATCGTGGTCCGAGTCTGTTCGGCAGTCATACGAAGATTTCATCCAGCCGGATGTAAGAGTTCATCACGCCGCCGCGCTGTCGTGCTGCGCCCCAACCGTTAAAATAGGTGGCGTTCGCCACGCTCGCCGTACCTGCGCGCACTGTGTACGTGATCGGGCTAACCGTGCCGCCTTGCCTCTGGTTGTACAGAGTTTGCATCTGCGGGTCCGCGCCGTTTTGCGACGACACAGAAGCGGCAAGCGCATCTGTTCCGCCGTTGAACAGCGCCATCGTCAGATACTCGCCCGCCGCGTTCGTTGTGAACAGTCCGCGCGCTTCGGCAGCAATGACGTTTAAGGCTGACGTTGGCGTGATGGCGAGAGTTAAATACGTACTACCTTCGCCACTTTGCGGGATTGAATCATCGTTCGGAATAGACGCCACAGCCGTGGCATACGCACCATCCGACAAATACTGACGCTGCACGATGCCCCCCGGCAACGGCATCCGGCTGTGATTGGTCTGCACGAACGTGGGCGCGTTAGACCACGCCGCCGTACCGTAGACAATCTCCACATAGCCAAGATAACGCATTGCCACGCCTACGCGCGCACTGGCCGAGTACAGCACCTGCGCCGAGTCCGCAGTGCCCGTGCCCTCTGCCGTCGTTGAAAGAATCTGTTCGTTAAAGGCATACCATCCGGTTTGTTCTGGTGGCCCGGCAATTCTTTGCCACGCGCGAAACGCCGCGAGTTCCACAGTGCCGGCGTTGTTGATCGCGCACACCCAGATGCGCCCCGCTTCGCCGTTGGCAAAGCCGAGAGTTGAGCCCGCCGTGACCGTGAACGTAGTCGCACCAGTTACCGCGATGATGCTAGGCGCCCCGCTCGTGCTGGTCGCACTGCGGAACCCGACGAACGCCGGATCGCTGGCCGATGGCGTCGCGCCGGCATTCGTCAGCAGAGATAGCGTCAGGTTGTTGCCTGCGACGCTCGCGCCTAGCGCGACGTTATGCAGGCCCCAGATATCATTCGCCACCGTCTCATAGCCATTCTTGTCGTACGCCGTGCGCGTGCGAGTCTGCCCGGTCGTGATCGTGGACAGTTCTTTCTGATACTTTTTCGTCCGGTCCAGGTTGTCGGCAAGCTGCCAGACTGCATCAGTCAGCACCGGCACGCTAGGCTCGGTCGCCGACAGCAGCCCCACATCCGGAATCGTGCCGGTAAGCCCTGCGTCAAGGTTCGTGCTCAGCGGCGACAGCGTGACCGTCGTCACGCCCGCACCGAACGAGGAAACCGAGATGGTTCCATAGGTGAGCTGGGGCGCAGCCGTGATGACAGCCCGCACGCGCCGGCCGACCTGGAACACGCCTCGAGCATCGCCCGAGACAGTGAACGTGTTAACGCCCGTCTGCGTTGCCGTGCTGCCGCTGCTCTGCCACTCTGAGAGCGCCGTCGGGGAGACGTAGCCCAACGGGTTTAGGTCGTCTCTCGTCCAGATCGGGGAAGTCGGCGGGTCCGTGTCCGTGCTAGGCGCAAGGACAAGTTTGTATTGAATGCCGCCCGCTACATAGAGCCCATTCGGCACCTCGCCCCGGCTGTTCAGGACAATGGGGTTAGAATTGGCTGCTAGTCCATCCGTCTCGGCGAACGTCGTAACTTTCGTCGTCGTGTTGGCTTGGTAGATGAAAAGCTTACCGCCGCTCAGTTCGTTGCTGTTGGCGTCGAAAAATGTTTGCTTTTCGGTAATTAACGGATAGAAAGGCATCGGGAATCCTCAATGAGTCCAAAAGTGGCCCGCGTGGTCGCATACGGCGGAAGCTGGGCCGTCATGATGTTTTTGGCCCGAGTGCTTGGCCTTTGGGCTATCCCGATAGGCTTGGTCATCATGGCCGCTGTCTGGATCATCTCTGATCGGATTGTTGCTCGCGAAGCCGCCGCCTTGACTCGTCTCCTGCAGCGGCCGCAACGCCAGGAGCCACCGCGTACCCTCGACCCGGAGGAGTAGGCATACCCGCTGCCGCTTTGCTTGCGGCTGCACTGTTCAGCACGGCACGCCCCGCCTTTGCACCCATCGCACCCGCTGCCGCAGCCGGGTCGGCGGAAGTCATTGCCTTGACGCCAAGCAATTTGGCCGCGAAGTCCTCGAACATCCGGGAGACTTCGTAACCCGTGCCGCTTGGGTTTGTCGCTCCGCGTGGCGGCACAAGCTTCTCAACTGCGTCGCGGAACTGTCGCATCCGCTGCAGTTCGGACGGGGAGAACACTTCCCGCATGAAGCTATCGCCCTTGCCCTGCAGTGCGTTGTTGAACCGCGTCACCATTGCTTGCGGCCCACCGGGCGAGCCTTTCGGGCCGTTGACGATCCGCATAAACGCCAGTTCTCGCACCTGATTCCATTCGGGCGAATCCGAGCCGAACACTTGCTTAAGGCGCACCGCAAGCCGCGTGGAAACGGGCGCCTGTCCGGCATCCGAATGCCCGATGAGCAGGTTTGCAACTTCGTTCGGCGTTACGTCCGTGTTAATGATGCGGTCCATGACGCGCCCGGCGTCTGCATCCCATGAACGCTCTTCGAACTGATTGCCGTACTTTGTACGCAGTGCGCGCGCCTCTCGCAGCGCCTTGACCGCGTCAACGTCGCCTTGTGCTAGACCACGTTGCACAGCGTCATCTATCCACGAATCGAGCGCCTGTATCGCCACTTTCACGCCGCGCTTGTCCGTCGGGTTCTTGGACGTGTTGAGCAACTGATTCAACTGTCGCCGCGCCGTGTCCAAGTCTCGGAAGTCCACATCTTCGAAGACTGTCTTGCTCCACTTCGGCAGGCCTGGCGTTGTGCCTGACTGCTTCACAGCGTTCTTGATCCCTTGAACCTTCTCAATGGCCGCGATAGTGGCCGGCGTCAATTCGGCCTTCAGCGGGATATCCGCCGCGTTTACCGCGGATTCGACCTGCGACTTAAGGTCGTTGATGGATACGCCTTTGAACTCTAGGGAACGCTTGCGGACTTCGTCGTATGCGCTACCAATCTGCGTATCAAGTTCGTTAGCCGCGCGCCTGATGTTTTGCATCATTGCCGCGCCGCCTTCGTACTCGGTGGCGAACGCTGGAGCCGTAGAGCCCGAAAGGCGCCCTGTCTCGCGCTGTGCAGCCTCCTGCACCGCCGTGCGTTGCTGTGCGTCAAACGCCGCCATGCGATCGCCTGCGCCCTGTCCGCGCGCGTAGTTGCGCATTGCCTGCTCGCGCGCAATCTGTCGCACATCTCCAGTCTGCTGTCCTAGCGTAGTCGGAATGTCGAATTGCTCTGCCTGCGCCTTAGCGGCGAGCGCCTTCACGGCATCGCCTTCGAAGCCCGGCCCCAACTTTTTGTAGAACTCGTTAATCCGCGCCAGTCCTTCGCGCGTAAACATGTTCGGGTCAAGGCCAGCCTTCTGCATTGCCTTGATGCCGTCCGGCGTCAGATTGCCGAACGTATCGATAAGTGGCCGGTTGTTAAGCATCGGAAACAGTTTCGACCCGACAACCTGTGCAATCGGCGCCATAACGGCATTCGTTGCCGCCTTCGGCAGATCAACGCCAGTGCCACCGCCCATTCTGTCAACGGCCATATCCCCGGCAATGCTTGTGGCGCCCGCGCCCGCGCCTGCCCGCACAGCCTGCCCGGCGAGAGTCTTGCCGCCCATCGCAAGCCGCCCGGCAGGCGCCATGCCGATCATGTTGCCGACTAGGTTCTCAGCATCGCCGAGGCTGAAGCCGGGGCGGTTGATGTAGTACGGTTGCCCCTGATACATGACATAAGGCACCAGCATGCCCGTCTCGGGGTTCATGTCATACAGCACTTCCGTGTTCAGCGACTTGGCCAACACGTTAGCCACGGCATCGTCATCGTCGCCCTTGAACGTCTTAGCCACGAACAGGTCAGTAGCAATGGCAGGCGGAAAATATCCGATGTTTGCCTCTCGCACCTTGGAACGGTCGCCCTGCAACGGCTGCACGGATGGACTCATCACAGAGCCTTTCATCGCCTGTTTCAGCGCCATTAGTTCTTCCGTGCTCATCTGTTTAACGTCCATTACCTCCGCCCTCCCCTACGCTGCAGTTCTGCGTCAATGTCCGCCTGCGACGGGAACAAGGGATTAGTCGCAGACCATTCCGACAGTTCGGCAATGAATCCGTCATCGAACACGCCGCCGTTACGCTTGCGGTACTCGCGCGCCATCTTGGCTACCTGTGCGTCACGGTCCGCAATGCGCTTCAGCGTCTCGACCATGAGCGTGCGCCCCTTCGGCGTCTTGTCCGTAAACGCCGCCATGTTCTGCAGGAACTTTCGATCCGCGTCCGACATGGCGCCAGGCATGCCCGCGCCGCCGCTCGGGTTGCGCAATTCAAGTGCAATCTCGTTTTCTAGCGCAATCGCCGCTTCCTTGTTGCCTAGCTTGGGGTCAATGTCAAAACCGAGGGATTTGGCATAGCCGGCCAGTTGCGTCCCGAGTGGCGTTAGCTTGCCAGTGTCTACGTCTTTGAGCAGGTTTTGCAGCCGCGACACACGGTCTACACGACGGCGCGAGTTGAACTCCGAGTTAACAATCTCGACGTACTTCTCACCCATACCCTTGCCGATGACCTTGGCGGACTCGTCTTGCTCTCGTGCATTGACGTTGAAAACGTTCTTGCTCGCACCCGCCGCAGCCCGCGCCTTTTCGTACTCTTGCACCTTCGGGTTTTCTACGACGAGCCCGCGCTCAGTTCGCCCGAATGGCTTGTTCTCATCCCCAAAACGCAGCCTTGCAATGGAAGAGTCATACGGGGACGGAACATTGCGAAGGATGACTGCGGGCGCCCTCACTTGGTCCGGAGTTGACCCGCCAACGCTATCGCCAATGGTGTTTTCAGACTCTTCCGCCTGCTTCTGCGAGAGCCGCCATTGTTCCTGCGCCGCTATCAGTTTTCCGAGTTCTCCGGGATAACGCCGCTCGAAGTCCTCTTTGTTCCGCGCCAGTTGATCGCCAAACGACATGTTCGAAGCGATATAGCTGTCAATGTATTGCTGCCCCGGGTTGTCGGGAATCGCGGCAAGCATGTCTGCCGGCACGCCCGAGCCGCTAAGAAACCGCTTCGCCTGCTGCACGGACTCCGGCGTATAGCCGTTTGCCTGCACGAATTGCGCAGCCTGCAGGTATAGCGGCTTGAACTTGTCGGCAGACTCTAGCGCCAGCTTGCGACCCTCGGCGCCGAACTTCGCCAGTTCGGCATCGGCGCGCTTTTGCTTCATACCGAGTTCATAGGAGCCGAGCGGGTCAATCTCCGCATAGCCCGAAATGAACTTGCCCATATCGCCGCCCGCCGTGCGCACAAGGTCCGCAAGGCGCATCTGCTTCTGCTGCTCGCGCTGCGCCTGAGCCAGTTGCATCTCCTGCATCTGGCCTTGCCCGACCAGGTTCTTAAGCGTCAGTGCATTGCCATAAGCGCCGAAGTAGTCAACCGGCTTTTGCGGCTGGAGACTGAGAACGATTGACGGATCGACGGCCATGATTACCGCCCCCTTCCGAACGGGTTGCCGTAGTAGTCTGGCGACACAGGCGCCGGCCCTGCCGACTGCGGTGCTATTCGATCAAGCATGGACTGCTGCAGATACATGTTCCCAACGTTGGAGAACGCATTGCCCATCGCATTCGCCCCGCCCACGATCCCCGCCGCCCTCGCATTTCCGCCCTGCGTGAGCAGATCGGCAATCGTGCCGGCAGACTGTGCCCCGAGCTGTGCGCCGCCCATTGCTGCCGTCTGCCCCGTTCCCGCCACGCCTGCCAACTGGTTATAGCGTTGCGCCTGCTCGCCCAATCGGAACATGCCGCGCTCGTTGAACTTCGTGCTGCCGTAGTCGTTGCCGAACTGGATAAGGTCGCGCATCGTCTTGGTCGAGAACAGATTGCCTCGCGCCGCTGCGCCCTGCTCCATATTCGCCCGACCCTCGCGCAGTCCAAACTGATAGCCAGGATCGTTGGCTAGTTCCGTGCCGTCGAATGGCTGATAAGACGCGATGAGCGAGGAAAGCTTATCGAGCGCCCCGTACCCGGCCTTGCGGTAGGGCGCCATATCTTCGCGCCCGAGTTCGAACTGCCTGCGATTCTCGGCAATGCCCGCATAGGTGCCTTCTAGCTGCGTA